AAAAAAAAAGAAAAGCCTGGAATTTAATCCAGACTAATATTCTTTCTTAAGTTTAGTAAGTACAAATCTTGTGACTTCTAATCTGCGGTTTTGTTGTTCTGCGTCTTTATCTAGATATCCATTCTTAATCAGCTTATCAATATAAGACTTCTCAAGGACAGCATATCCAGCTAGACAGTAGAAACCAATAAAACGTAGTAATCGTCTTAACATAATTGTTACCTCTCTTTCTATATAGTGAGGTGTAATTATTTTTTATATAGTTGGATTACTACACTATAACCGATAATGGTGCCGTCTAATAAGCTGTCATATTTGAATCTTGCAGAATATCCAAAGTCATTAATTAACGTTGGGATAAGTACATCTTTAGAAGCGGCTTCAAAGTACTTGTAAGGGACTCCTTGCTCTTCATAGATCTTATTCAAATATGTCGATGACAGGCAAACAGTCAATGGTTCGGTAAGGGTCTCCAAACTATACGGTTTAAAGGTATTTATCATGTTTTGTACCTTATTTAGGATACGCGTCACATCAACACTAAGGTATCTTCTTTTATCTGAGTCACGTCGAATTTGTTCCCAGTTTTCTTCCATTGTCTTCAAGTAGCAATTTCCTTTATCGTACATAATAGTTACCCCCTATTTGCTTTTTGTTTCGTTTACCTTTTTAATAAGATCATACTTTTCCTTAACGTCCTTATACTGTTGATAGTAGTAGGTCGCGGCTTTATCTCTGATCTCCCAACGGCTCTTATACATGTCCCTTTCCTGCTGTAAAGGTTGATATTTCATATAGGCCATTGTATAACCAAACCAAATAGAAATACCCACAAGCGCAGACACCAGGCATGAAATAATAAAGCCAAAAATGAATTTGACAGTTGCTTCTCTTTTCATAAGCTCCTCCTTTTCAAAAAAAAAAGAAAGCTGAGTAAATTACCCAGCGTCCTTCTTAGAATCTAATCCCTAGTGAGATTACAATATCAAAATCGTCATCTACGAATGGGACGACGATGTAGCCGAATTTCTCGATAATAACCGTTTGGATCAAATCGATATTATTCTGTACGCTATATTTAGAAACACCTAAAGCGTCTGCAATATCAGTAACGTTGATATTAACATACGCGTTAGGGTCTTTCATATAACGATCAGTAATAAGATCGTCGATCACATCAGCTTTATTAGCGATAACCTTCTTAACTTCATCGCGCATTTCCATACGCATTTGCATAATTTTATTCATTATAAAATCCTCCAAAATATTTATTCTATATAGTGGATTGTAAATATTTTAGAATAACCAATCTAGTAAGAATATAGCTAGTAAAGTTTCCCAGAAGCCTATATCGCGTTCTTTTTTATTGTTTTTCATTTTATTTACCTCCTTAAGTAAAAAAAAAGGAACTTGGTTGTTCCCTTTGAGTTAATCGGCTTTACCGAATAATTTCAAAAGAAATTCACCAAATCCTTTTATAATAGATACAATACCTCTATTAAGTACGAACAAAAATACCAATGTGATAATAATAATTGCCATTTTATTTTCCTCCAATATATAATTTATCTATTCTATATAGTAGAGTGTAAAAATTTGAAAAAAAAAAGAAGGAGGGTAAACCTCCATCTGATTAAGCGATTTTTACTTTGCTCATCAATAGCAAGGTTGCTTCTTGTTGTTGCTCTTTTGGCAACTCAGAAAACAAGCGTGCTCCGATGACCTGTAATTCAGCTTTATCTTCAGGTGTCATCCCTAGTTCTTTTTCAGCTTTCAAGCCATAATACGTGATCATATGTCCAAATAACAAATTTGGATTCTTGATAAATTTACCCATCCAAGCATATTGCTTTTCTACCAAATATCGTGCCTTTCGTGTCATACGAGAACCAAAGTGTTCCCGCATAGCATCCATAACACAATCTTTAGTGTACATAGCCATTTTGCATTGGAAGAGCAAATCTTCTTCATCAATCCAAGTATTTACATTTACATAATATTTCATGATATTATCCTCTCTTTCTATATAGTAGAAAGTAATTTTTTGAAAAAAAAAATGAGCGTTGTAAGTTTTACCCTATCAACGCCCTTATCGAGCTATAATATTTCAGGCTCATTGAATTTCTCACCATACCATTCGCCGGTTATGTCACCCATAGCAATCCAACCGACAATACCGTTGTGGTTGATCTTAGCCCAGTGCCAGTCACATTGTGTAACTGTCTCCAGAACTTTATACTTACGGTTTATATCACATACCCCTAAGGACTCACTTGTTCTAGTGGGCTCTTTCCGGATATGCAAAGCTACCTTAGGCATGAAATGAGTTGGTTTCCAATAAGCGTCCTCATACTCAGCGATCTTACGGTTTAACGCTTCTAGTCCTTCTCGCTTAACCCCAGTACCGTCATTCGGTCTTAATACACCAAATATCCGTATAAATACAGGAGCGTTTGTAGTCCACACATAATGGACTAGATCACGACCTCTGGACTCCTTATACACCTCTCGAAGCCGAGCTAAGATATCTTCATTCTCGATATAGATTATCTCATTATCATCACCGTTATAGAAATATACCTTGCGAGGATCCCAACCATGCAAATAAGGTTGCCCAGGGTCACGTCCCTCAATACGGAATGTAAAACACATACTCATATCAATACCTCAATGCCGGTTTAGTAGTTTCATCCCTTGTTGTAGGTCTAACAACCCCAAATATACGATGATATACTGGCGCAGATGTATTCCACTCGTAATGTTTTAAGCTTCGTCCATGAGTATCTTGATAAATAGCTCGAAGATATTTTAGTTCTTCCATGTTGTGGATTGGCTGTACCTCATTAACCGCACCATTATAGTAATAGATGGTTCTTGAGTTCCAAGCCGCCTCTCCACCAATCATAAATGTAAAGTCCATAGTTTCTCCTTCGCCTGATCCTCCTCCACCGCCACCAGTAGACCCTAGTCCGTCAGAGTAAGGAGGATATATAAATCCGATAATGTTTTCTGTTGGGTTGCCTAAACTTCTTGTACGGTACCGAGCAGGACCCCCACTCATTCCACCGTCAACGTTCTGTTCGACAGTCTGGAAGTTACCGTTACCATCAGGCTCACCAACTACAATACCGGTATGACCGTAGCCGTGGTAAGATACCCGCATACAGAATATGGCACCAGCGTGAGGTGGCTCATTACCGCCTGTTGTACGCCAGCCTAGACCCTGTCCTGCTTTTAACATATCAATACCATTACCCCACATAGCACGCCCAAAGAATTTCTGAGCGACCATGTTAGGGAGGTCGACACATTGCATGCCATAAGCACCATCTGCATCAACCCCGATACCACGGTCGGCAAGACTACGAACCCAAGTAAGTACCTCAGATCGAGTTGCCATCAACTTCTCCTTGTATTAACGTCCGTCGTCTTCTGTGGCTTGCGCTTCGTTATAACGTTTTGTAGAGATCATAAGTACAGAACCTGCGAAGGTCGCAAAGAGACCAATTGTCGCAGTGATCTTAGTTGCATCAAACCCATACAACACACCAAGCCCAGCAATCAAAGTTACTAGGGCAGGTACTACGTTGAGTAAGATGAATTTAGCAGTATTATATTGTTCGTTTGAAAGTTTCATTTATTGTTACCTCGTGATTCTGTGTAGCTACGGACAAGTACTTTGATCTCGTCCATATCCGTCTTTACTGATTTAAGACTCTCGTTCATGTAATCCATTCGTTCTACTAAAGCCCGAATAATCTTCTGTTCCTCTTCGTACTTATCCAATCTCAAAGTATGACTATCCATAAGTTTTTCATTATGTTTGTCTGATACTTCAAGCTCAGTCAGACGGTGCTCTAAATCAGCCGCCCGGTTCTTGGAGGAAATGTAGAAGCTACCAAGACTAATGATGATTGGAATAACGACAGTTATAAACCAATGCATTAATTCTCTTTCTTGCATATTCCCTCTCTATTCAATACGTGGCATAACCACGCTAAGTACTCCTTGTTGGAGCATTTCAGCTAGCTTTTGACCTTTGAAGTTATATCCTTCTCCTGATTGCATTGTGAAACTGAACAGGGTTGGAGTGTCTTTAGGCCATTTAGTATTCGTGTCATACGGATACGGCATTACAACAACATCACCATTGTTATATCGCTTACCATTGACTAATGGTTTCGCTACAGATGCGATTCGGCGATATGCAGGTAAGTTCATATTCCCTTGAATAGATACCGCAAATGCGACAAGGACATCCATTGCGTCATCCATAGAACCAAGTTTCTCATCGACTTTTTCAAATCTCTCATTCTCAGCCTTTTTAGGGAAGTTGATGTCATAATGCTTCTGCATAGCTAACTTGTACAACTCAGCGTTACTTAGGTCAATAGCCGCCTCCTCTAAGAACACGTTGACTACTGAGTTATTATCGTCAACAAGAATGACATGAGTTTGCTTGTTGTTAGTTGGATCATAGTCCAACGATTTAGATTTAAATTCTAGTTTAGACACTTAAATCTCCTTTCTTAATTATAGTTGTATGGTGGGTACCTTATTTATCTGGGAACGGGTCTGTTGTAATGTAGGTTATAGTCCCCGTATATACCGCGGTCTTAGTAATACCTGTAGTAATACGTATCGATCCGTCTGGGTGGAAATAACACATAGCATTACCTAGGAAATTAGCAGATTCATTCAGTGCTAATATCATAGTAGCGACGTTAGTTGGACGGAAACCTACTGGTATTGTCTCAGGACATAAGAAGTTTTCGACCCGTTGTACGATAGTCTTGATCGTTCTAGGTATGTGGATACTAACTAGATCACCGCTTCTTGTGATTGTCGCTGGAAGTTTATAAGGAATGTTATCAGTAAAATCCTTATGAATAAACTTAGGCTTTTCTACAACAGGGGCAGGAACGTCTGCTTTACATACATAGGTTTGCTCCCAGTCAGTCCATTTATTACCCCAGTCTCGCCATCGAATCCAGGTGTTCAAGCGGTCATCCATGAACCTTTGGAATACCTCTTTATGGTTAAGTGCATATACTTCTAGCATACCATGTTTTTGTGTGTCAGGGCCGTTAGTTGCCCCTCCTTGTTTCCCAAAGACCATGTAAAGACCGGTTTCCGTAATGGTATTAAGGTCCTTTCTAGAAAAACGAACATCTTGGATTTGACCCTCTAGAGACGTAAGCGGGTATTGCTGGATAGTTTTGTTACCAACACGAATACCGTTTACGTTCAACTGACCTGAGGCATAAACATCACCAGCAACGTCAAGAACGCCACGTTCCCGTATCTTACCAATACCGACCCCAGTTTGGTCCATAGACATAAGCACAGATCTCGTTGGGACTTCAACCCTGAACTCCGAGCTAGTAAACTTATCTTGTACAGTCCCTATAATAACATAAGAACTACCAGAAGAGAAAGTACCATCTAAGTTAGCGGCTGAGTTGGTAATCTGAGATGTTGAATTAAATAAAACATTAGCGGGTCCGGTATCTTGAGTAAATGTATTAGATCCAAACGGTGCTGTTTTAAATGTTATTCGCATTGTATTTCTCTGACTACCATTCATTGGAAGAGGTGCCACTTTAGCATTACGAATAACTTGGATCTGCTCTCCGTTAGCGCCAACCCGTTTAGCCTCAAAACTAATCTGAGGTAAGAAGTAGTCAAGGAATTCTATACTAACCCGTTTAGGTTCACTAGTTCGACCTCGACTATCTGTAACAGTTGCCTCTACGACAGCATTACCAACCATTTCAATACTACCGATAACCCCATCTTCGTCATAAGTGGAATTCGGTTTACCGACAATAGTTGCTGAGTAACTAGATATGGTTGATCCATATGCCCCGGTTCCTTTAGAGAAATCGACTTTCAGATTGGATAGAACTGATACAAACTTATTATCGCCCAGCAAGTTATTGACAGCCGTATTGGTATCTCTAACTGAAAATGATGATAGAGTAGGCTTGACTGATGCAGGAACAGCTAGTGTTAAGTTTTTCTCGTCCCTAGCAATCTCTTTACCGTTTTGGTAAGTTATATATCTAACCTTACCAACACCCTTATCAGAATTAGGAACCTGATTACATAACTCCATAGGCGGAGTCCAGTTGTAAGTAGAAACGAATCGACTATCTCCATTGATATTCTGTTTCCAATTACCAAACTCAGCTTCTACAGCGTGAGTATATCTTGTATCATTACGGTCAACTGAGAGAGTTACAGGGCTACCTATTGTACCAGATACGTCCTTACCTTTACTACCCTTGAAAATATCCTTGAGTTTGAGTGTAAACTGTGCTTTCGCAGTACCATACCCGCCCAAGTTAACGACATACTCACAGGATACAGTAATCGTCTTAGTACCATCCGGGTTGTGTGGGATAAGGTAGTCTTTACCAAAGATAGCACGTTTCTGGTTTTTACCAATAACGGGGTCGATGTCGTAATGTTCTTCTATACCACCAACATTCAACCATAGACGTTTACCGCCATTCCCTGAGAAGATCTGACCACCACCTGAGGAAATTAACCGAACTTGCACATTGACAAGCGACGCATTCTGTTCAGGTTTCTGAACATTCCAATCAGACCATAATTCAAGTTGTACGTTCCCAGCCCAAGGACCGGAGAAGTTTACTACTACCATTTACTATGCACCTCCTACATATAATGTTATATTTCTATCTGGATTTGATGGGTCTTGCATTGTAACAAATCGACCGATACGAAGCGATTTGACAAACACCCCGTTATCAATTTGCAACACACCTTGAGAGATTGATGCAACCTCTTTACCCCCAGATATGAAAGAGATGCGATCGGTTGATACTAGGACTTTTGAGGAACCATCTTTCTGACCCACAATAATACCTTCTTCAGATTGAGACATGTAGGTGTTAACGAATTCGGTCACGATCTTAAGTTCACCAACTTTGTTCTGTAACTCAGCGATACGCTCACTAGCTCGAATAGCGGCTTGCTCGGCGTCTTTTCGACCAGCCTCTTCAATATCCATAAGGTTATGAACTTGGTTAATCCACTCGTCAACGACTTCCTGAGTAGCTTTTGCGTCTAGCTCAGCTTTGAGAAGCGCATTGCGTTCGGAGAGTTGGTTGATCTGGTCTTGGGTCAGTAACTGGTCGGCTTTAGAAGCAATAGCACTATCTATATCCTCTTGGGCAACAGTATAGTCGGTAGTGGTATTACCGAACTCAATCTTAATACCAGTAATCCAAGCAGTCCCCGTCTTAGTACCTTCTAATAAAATACGTATATCAGTCTTCAACTGGTCATATCTTGTATCCCATCCAAAGTTATAAACTTTCTCAAGTCTAGTCCAGTCAGAGCTACCCGTGAATCCAAACATCCCCGGATAGTCTGCTGATGATATTTGTCCAGTCTTAGAGTTACGTCTCCAAAGACCTCCTGATTTAAAGACGTTAAAGTTGGACCAGGCGTATTTACCGCGTTGGACATTCTCATACTTCACCCAACAGCTCATGGTGAGTGTTGTGTAGAATCGACTTGTGAACTCAGGAGCTAGATTGAATCTAAGAGTATTCTTCTCCTCTTCAGCTTCAATTCGAAAGCATTCAGTCTGACCTGTTATATGGTTCTCTGGAAGCTTCTCGATAGCAGCATAACCCGTAGCTTTACTACTAATCCAAAGGTTACGCCCACCAATAACGAGATCTCCGTTCAAGGATACCCATTTATATCGGCCAGGATCACTGCTGTCACCTTGTTCGTAGTCGGTATAAGTACCAATGTACTTCTTACCACTAGAGTTGGCTAAGCTGAAGTCAGATCTACCATCTGCACTATTTGCATATGCAAAGTGAACATACGGAGTTCTACCGTCAGCACCAGGCTTACCTGGAAGACCTTGCTCACCGTCCTGACCTTTCCATCTTGTCCAGCGATACTTGCTTGGTTCAGGGCTATCCTCTCTAATAAAGTCTTGGTAGAGACCAATAAACGGCTTGTTAGAGTCGGTTTGACTGAAGCCAATACGACCGTCATCAGCATCAGAATATGCGATGTGAGTGTATTGTGTTAAGCCGTCTACCCCTCTAGGACCAGGAATACCCTGATCGCCTTTAGGCCCTTGCAGACCTTGAATACCTTGTGGACCAGCCGGACCAGCAGGACCTTGTAGACCACGATCACCTTGTTCACCTTTATCCCCTTTAGCACCATCAGCACCCTTAATCTTAGTCCATTTGTAAAGATTAGGGTTGGTACTGTCAGCTTCTGTAAAGTCGGTGTAGGTACCGATGTATTCTTTGTTAGTTGAGTCGCTAACGCTGAACCCGCTAGTACCATTTGCAGAATTAGCATAGGCGAAATGAATATATGGAGTCTTACCGTCAGTACCTTTAGGTCCAGGGATACCGTTAGCCCCATCATCACCTTTCCACTTAGTCCATCGATAAGAAGACGGAGTAGTGCTGTCAGTAGGGTTAAAGTCTTGGTAGATACCAATGTAGGCTTTGCCGGTTGCAGTCTGACTGAACCCGTTACCGTATGCATTGTCAGCATAAGCGATATGGGTGTACTGAGTTCTACCATCAGCCCCTCTTTGACCAGGAATACCTTGATCACCTTTAGGACCTTGTAGACCTTGAACCCCCTGAGGACCTGGCGCACCGTTAGCGCCATCAGCACCTTTTATAAGAGACCATTTATACTTGGTAGGGTCTGTACTATCAGCTTGAGTAAAGTCGGTGTAAGTACCCATATACCTCTTATTAGGGTCACCATATACGGTAAAACCTGTTCTACCATCAGCAGAGTCTGCATAAGCGAAGTGTACATATGGAGTACGACCATCAGCACCAGGCTTACCAGGTGTACCGTTAGCACCGTCAGCACCACGTACTTTCTGCCAATGGTATCTCGCAGGGTCAGTTGAATCTTCTTCGGTATAATCGGTGTAAGTACCCATGTATAGCTTCTTAGATACGTCGACTTTAACCTTAGTTGGTTCTGAGTCAATATCCTGAGCTGGCGTGTATACTTCGGCCGTAGTAAATCCAGTATACCCATCTACGCTATCAGCATAAGCGAAGTGGACATATGGTGTACGGCCATCAGCACCAGGCTTACCCGGAAGACCGTTATCACCATCAGTACCACGCCATTTAGACCAATGATAATCTTCAGGACGGTCACTACCTGCGAAATTGAAATCTTGGTATATACCTATATGAGTTAAGAAGCGCCCTTCTTCCGGATCTTTAGTAAATGCGTTATACGCGTTGTCTCCCTGTCCTATAACATTAGCAGTAAAGTTACACCAAGCAAGGTGTGTATATTGGGTTCTGCCGTCATCCAAATCGACAATAGTAATCTGACTAGTTGAAATTAAACTCATTATACCACCTCCTTACTTAGTTACAACAGCAACTGAAAATGTTGCTTTATCTTCTACGTCAATACGAGTGACACTGACACTCTTAACTTTAGACTCAGGACGCTGACCCCATGGTTCATCAACTTCACCGTTAGCATTAGTCTTTGTCCAAATATAGTTAAAGGCTTCACCTCGTGTATCAATTTCAACATCGTCCCTAAATAGCTTAGCTGTCAGCACAGTATTGATAATACCATTCTTGAACACGTCGCCGTTACTAGACTCTATCACTGTAAGGACAGGAGAGACACCGTCATTGACAGTAGCGATTGTCACATCTTGGAACTCGACCATCTGGCCTTGAACCCAAGCCTGAATAGTAATCAGTGCATTACCGCTAGTACCAATATTAGATCTTGATGCCCGGAACCTAGTTCCACTCCCAGCAAGGTTGTTGTCAATGAAGTAACTGAAATCAACATCAGTAACTTCAGATTTACCCTTATATAAAGTAGGAATAAGCTCACAGCTATCTGTCAGCTCACGGAACATCGTAGGCCCTGTAGTTTTTACAGTCATTTTGAAAGGTTGAGCGTCATTGATCATCCGTGACATTGTATTCATCAACGTTGAGTTGTTGGTTGGTCGAATAGCAACGACATTAGACAGGGTAAGCTTAGTTTTACCCGGATCTGTAGAACACCGAACCATCTCAACGACACGAGCTCGGATAAGCAATCCGCCGACAAAGTTCTCATCGGTCATGAAGATTACATCACCAATCTTGATATCGTAACGTTGAAGAACCATAGCAGAGTTAAGGCTGATTTCCCATGTTGTAATAGGATACATGTAGTTACGTAGCATCTTAACTCCGTAAGCCCATGCCTCGTCTGCGTTAGTAAACTCAGTTTTCACATCACGCACAATCCATGGGTCACAGTTATCCCGTTTATTCACGGAAGGATATAGCTTAGCTGAGATAGGGGCGTAAATTGTATGAGATCCCCGATTACAGTACATCTCAACGTGCTTACCATCTGCAGCTTTTATCTCACGAGAGTTAGGGAAGGTGATGTAGGCGCCGTCTTTATTCCGCATACGGATAGCAGAGAATAGATTAGTCTTATCTTCTTTCTTAATAACAGAAGCAACGTCCCGACCCATCTGTAACCGAATATCGGTACGAACTCGTCCTAAACCAGGTTCATTATCTTTTGCGACATTGCGAGATTTATAAACATTAAGTATATACTTATCAATCTGGCCACCATCGGTAAGTTTGGTTATAATCTCCATCTCACCATCAAACGCTTCGACAAGTTTAAGGATCCGAGCCAGACATGTATCATCGTCAGACTCAAACTTAAGCGTCTGTTTGGTATTACGAATTTCGCAAATACCCAATTCAATACGAGTGAATTTAAAGAGTTGCATAGCTTCGATGTAATCTAGGAATGATTTAGCATCCTTGCTCTCATAAGCAACAACCTTCTCATTAAGTAACTCTAAGTTAGTTGTAACACATTCTAATGTAATAGTATAGTCTGTTTCCCTACGAGTCATTACGTTGAACACATAGTCAATATCATCTTCATGGAAGGAGATATAAGACTCTGTAGTGAGATTGGCTATACGTTCATTTAGAACACCATTTGAATATTTATCGACAGTAAAAGTAAAGGTAGCCGAACCCTTACCGCAGTATTGATGGAACTCTTCATCGTAATATTTCAGAGAACCTGGAACATCGTTGTTAATATGGTCAACGATATTCATTGCGTTATCATGAACTGCTAACTGCCATGCAGGTTTTACATTCATTTTGAAGTTTCGGCCTCCTTTCTTATAGCCATGCTTCTTCCCACTCTACAATAACCTCAGGGGCTGTTGTAACGAATCCGGAAGAATGAATTTCAAGTTGCGACTCCCCGGGGGGGATTGCGAAGTAGCGAGATCCGTTTGCTAGATCTCCTTCAGCACCGACCCCTTGGCTAGATGCCTCTGGATCAGAGATGTATGAGATCTTACCTTCATACATATCTACCACAAGTTCACTACCAGCGTTATACTTGTTAGGAACGAGATCGTAACGTTGAACATTAGTCTTCTGGAACTTAAGTGATTGTACACATAAGGTATCCAAATGACCAGTACCTGGTCTCTCGCTCCGTGCTCTACCATAAAGAACCCAGATCTTAGTACATTCTAAGTTCTCTTTGGTAGCATCAACGATAGTCTTAGGAATACCGTTATAGCCATATGTGAACTTTGGACCATCCTTAATAACATAAGCATTACCGGTTCTGCTATTGAAAGCAGGGTTTGGTCGTTGTTGACCTGGCTCGTTGTTATTGGATCCGAATTCATTCTCTTCACGAGGCAATTTGTGAATATCGGTAGTAGTAAAGACCTGAACTACCTTATCGCTATCAGTTGTGTATTTATCCAAACTGTAGGCACAGATAAGTCGGTCATTATCGTCCATAAACATAATTGCTAATAAACCAGTTTGCCCAATCTTAGATGCCCAAAGTTTTAGGTTAAAGTCACAGCGGAAGTTCTTAGCGCCTTTAACATTGTTCTTATCCGCAGGTAGAGTATACTCATACACAGCGCACCCCCAGTCTTGACCGACACCCTTAGACCCGGAACGAGTCCAGTGTAATCCAGGACAGGGATAGCCTACGCTACCCGCATCTTTTGGCGCCCAGTCAAGTGTTAAGTCACTTATCTCGGCGTGGTTAGCTACAGCCAAAGGTGATTGTGAGCTAAGTTTTCCGCCAATATTCACACCTTTACGCCATCCAGCGGAGTCATTTGGTGTTAAGTTAAGAAGTAGTTGTGATTGGTCATAAGATCCGGAAGCAGTTACAGCACCATCTCTTCCTGAGGAGCTTGTACCAATTTCCATCACACCATTTTTATTAACAATACCAATCCAACCGTTAGTTCCAGCGTTCTTAATTCTAATGCGAGGATATGCTGGAGCACTTCCTGCATTATTTAAAGTCATTTTGACAATATTCCCCTCTTTAGTAAGAGAACCAATGTCGGGAGAGTTGGTCTTCGATGTCAGTACCTTTGTGAGCTCGGAATGTAGCAAACCATCCGGAACTTCAAATGAAATGGACACCGTAGCCTGACTCTTTTGTAAATCCTCAGTGAACTTAGGTTGGCCTGATGTCACAGCAAGGTAATACTTACCGTCTTGATCATCAAACTGTAATTTCTTTGGCCCATCAGGACAGTCAAGAGCCCGAGCCAGTTTCGTACGAAGTGATAATAGCTCAGCAGGGCTCCCTGTCTTTTGTCCTTCAATGGTAATATCATAAGAGCTTCTTCTACCAGAAACCCATGTCTTACCAAAACGGCCAGTGCCGGCAGAATATGTATGTTCCTGACCAGCACCAGCATTACGTTCAACTTTAGTTACAGCATCGAGGAGTTTACCGATATCAACAGCATCAGTTCCTTCACCAAAGATTATAGAGAAGTATGATTCATCTCTCATAATCGTGGTAACACTCCATCTAACATATTTAATCGATCACTATAAGTCCGTTGCGCATCTGCCATTCCTGGCGCCAACGCACGATTTACAAGATCTTTATCCAAGTAAATTGGGTTGACTTGTCCTTGAGCAAGGAGATCATTCCCAATAGCAGAGTTCTCAGTAAGCGTCGCCAATTTTTGGTCTACATTGTTCAATCCCCGTACCACTTCATCAATAGAATAACGATTAGAAGCAATACTACGGCTTGTAGGATTAAGCGACGAATAATTAATATTTGAACCAGTGAGTCCAAGATAACCAGCCCCATTCCATGTGTAGCCATCAATATTAGACATATCCAAGACAGGGGTAATTACAGGAGACAGCTCCATGTTATCATCAAGGTAGTCAGATGTTTCACCTAGGGCATCTTTAATTGTTTGTTGCATAGCTGTCATACTTTCGGAAACAGCATTAAATGAAGCGGTAGACCCAAGTCCTGATGCGAACTCTTTTGCAATAGCAATACCTGAGCGCTTAACCTTACGCCAACCTTCTCCTGAGAAAGGACCCATCTTAGCCGGAGAGTTCGGTAAGTGCGCTTTAGCCAATCCAACAAGCTGAGCAGCGGCGCCCAATACAGCATTAGTAGCTCGGGCACCAGCAAGACCTGCCGCAAAAGATTCAGCAATAGCAGCACCTGATCCAGACGCATCAAACTTCATATTTTCTCCAGCAACTGAAGCAATACCGGAGGCCTTATCTCTGGCCAATCTATTTCTAGATTCGATACCCGTACCGAATGTATCCCCCGCTTTTTGACCAGCAGGAGTACCATCAACGGTTTCCAAGCCTTTATTAGCACTACTAGCAACATTCTCAGCAGCCCCCTTAGCTTTACCACGAGAGTTCTCAATGATAGTAGCTAATTTTTGCATCTCATCCTCAGTAAGCTGTTTACCTTTAGACCAGTCTGAGATCAATCGATTAGCTTCTTCTTGACTAACTTGGATCTTACCATTAGTCTCTTGATACATATTATCAACTGAGGTTAGAGCAGACGCTTTGATCTTACTGATATTGTCTTCCACTCTAGGAGGAGCCGCTTCAACAGGTTTCATGAAGTTGTCCATGTGCATTTGAGCAACCGAAGAGAAGTCGCCCTTAGCTAACTCAGCAAGCATCGCAGGTGGGATGTTTCCGGTTTTAAGTGCCGCAAGCGCTAGAGTAACGTCCAAGCGTCCGCCCAAATATGTATCCAAGTTCGTAAAGGCTTGCGTTACAAGACTGACATCGAAATTACCATTTCCAGAAAGACCCGTTTCTACAGCAGCTTTAACCTCTTGTGCTCTCTGACCTGCAGATTCAGAAGCGCCATCAAATCCAGACAAATATTGTTGTATTTGTTCTGCCGATAGGCCTTCGAAATTACCCTCCGCCATTTTCTGGATCATCTCTTGAGGGATTTGACCAGACTTAAGCCCAGCTAGAGCCTTGGTCATATCAAGTTTACCACCCAGGTGTTCGTTGAGTTTACCGAACGCTCCTTCAAGTAAACTTAGATCGAAGCTACCATCGCCACCAAGTCCTTGTTCAAGGGTTTTCTTGATATCGTCAGCATTGGTCTTAACTTCAGGTTTAGCTGTAAGTACACCGTTAGCGTAGTCATACCCCGCTTTTTCAGCGATCTGTTTGACTTGAGCTTCAGACATACCCATCTCAACCATCTTAGCAAAGAGTTTACCTGCGGCATTGGCATCGATTGTCTTGTTCTTAAGACCGTTAATAAACTCGTCGGCACCTTGGATACCCAATTGAGAACAGATTATCTTGAAGTATTCTAGCCCGTCTTTAGCGTTGCCAGCGAATCGCATAGCGGCCGCCATCTCAGCAGGACCGAGTTTATCCATTGTTTCTATAGCCTTGGTAATACCTTCGGTAGTAACAATCTCAGCATACTTCTTAGCGCTATCCACGGCCTTACGTTGCATATTTAGCCAACCCTCGACCATGTCTTCCATACCCTTCTTGGCGTTTTCAAACATGCCACCAATCAAAGGAATGTTACTTAGAAGATCCAAGATCATACCGATAAGAGATGAAACCGCCTCAATAATAACCTCAGACATTGCTTCGAACATCTCAAGGATAGCCACTGCAATAACATTACGGTTATTGCGGAACCATTGGGCAATCTGTTGAATACCCCGTAGTAAGGCATCCGTGATATTAATAACAAATTGTGGAATTCGATTAATCAGTCCTTCAACAGCATTCGCTACGATCTCGATAAGTGCATTAGCAATATCGCCAGCCGCTTGACCTAGACCAATGATAATGCCTTTAATTAGTTGAACACCGATTTCAATAAACTTACCGATATTACCGCTAATACCGCGGACCATACCGACAACCATACCTTCCGCCATACCAGCGACAACTTCAGCGATATCGCCAGATGACTTAGATGCCTCAGCAAAGAACTTACGGAAGTTTTCACCACCCTCTTTACCGAGTCGTGATACAGTATCAATAAGTCTAGTAATAGCGTCTATAACAGAAGCAATTCCTTGCAAGAAGTAGCCGATACCAGCAGATGCGATACCGATAGCACCACCAATCATAAGAAGAGATGTGCCAAGTGCGGTAAGTCCTGCGATAGCTTCAAAACCTCCAACCTTACCAAGTAAACCACCGATAGTAGCGATTGCACCAACAACTCCAACTAGAACAAGTGCTTGAGTTAGAATATGATCCACAGGTATAGTAGTCAACTCTTTCAGAGCATATACCGAAACCATCAATGCCCCGACAGTTGCGGCAAGACCTATAATACCTTCTTTTTTGATGTTCTGAGCGGCTTGCCCGATTTTAACAAAAGCATAAACCACACCAACAAGAGCAAGACAGGCACCAACGGTTTTAAGGAAGCTACCTTCCATCTTACTTAGAAGAAGAAGACCAGCAGAAGCAACTAAGACAGAACCCGAGAGTACCGCTAAGTTCTTAATACCTTCATTTATTCCTTTATCTCCGATATTGTTCTTCTGAAGAACCATCGCCAAAGCACCAAATGCCGCTGTTACAACAGCCATAGCACCAAGAGCTTGTACAATAGCATCTGGATTCTTCATTGTACCGATGCTTTGCGCTAAGCTACGCATCATATACAACATTCCAGCAATACCACCAAACATAACAAGAGCATTCTTAGTAAATGATTGCTTAGTATTATCTAGTTTACTAAATGCTAATGCAATACCGGCAATAACAGTAAGCATGATAGCGACTGCCGCTCCACCTTTAAGAAGAACATCGGTATCAAGAGATCCAAGTTCAGCTACTGCTTTAGAGATACCCCCTACAGCTTTAGCCATTGTAATAAAGGTAAGAATAGATGAGGTCTTAACTTCCTTAAGATTACCAGTTGCAAGAAGAACAGCCGACATACCTACAATAATGGTAGCGACAGTATAAAGACCTTTGTTAAGAGTACTTTCATCAAGACTACCAACGTCTTTAACGACCTTAGCCACTTTCTTAATCGCATATGCTAATCCGATAAAGGTTAAGATACCAATGGAAATCTTAGCAGAACCACCGTCAAACCCTTTAGCATTTCGTTGCATATGTGCCATTATAGCCATCAAGCCGCCCATTGCAACCAGAATAACACCGGCAGAGAAAAGACCTTTCGTAAGAGAATTTCCATCCAACTTACCTAGCAGCATGACAGATCCAGAGATCATAAGAATAGAGCCTGCTACGCCAAGCATACCAAGCATCATATCTTTAGCATTTTGAACTTTGCTTTGGTCGAACTTCTTGGTTGTCATTGACAATGTTAAGTAGAACACTTCAAACGCGCCAAGAACTGCTACAAGCCCAAGAACCCCTCGTTGAAGTTTATCAGCAGGAATCATAGCTAGGACTAACAGAGAACCTGTTAAAGTTGCAATAGCTAATGCAAAGGACTTGATGTTTTGGAATTTGGCTTTGGCTTTAAAGTGTCCGCTAATAGCTTTAAACATATTTGTAAGAGATCCAGTTACGGAGTTAGCCCCTTCGAAAATACCTTTACCGAATTCCCGGAACATGTCTTTAATGCCGAGCACTTTCTTACGAGTATTCCAAAGCACAATAATCGCCGCGGCCAATGTAAGAATCTTACCAACTGCCGCAGAATCTGCCTTGTTGAAAGGTGCTAATACAGCACTGAATGTCTCGCCAAGAAGTTTGGCCATGTCACCGATACTTGCAAAGACGCCTTTACTCTTTTCATGGACACGGTCTACGCTATCACCCAAACGGTTCATTCCGGCTTCGGCTTCTTTCATCTTACGATCTCCGAAGTCAGCCTCTGTAAGTTCATCAGCAGATACACCGGTAACCTTAAACAGATCTTTAAAGCCGTCCCAGATCTTCTTAAGGACTTTCCCAATCTCTTCAAGGGCTTTCTTAACACCCTTACTTACAGAATCGACAACTTCTCCAAAGTTCTTAAATGAGAAGTTGGTGTCTTTAAAGCTTGATCCGATTGATGAGGCGAATTGCTTAATTAGATCCCATAGTCCAGTTAAAGTATGTTGTACACTAGATGGTAGGCTTGAGAAGAATCCTTTAAACCATGGGCCGAATGTACTAGAAATCCAGCTCATAGCCGAGCTAAATCCGTTCTTGATACCTGCTCCAATTTTAGAGAAAGTATCACCTGATACAACATTAGCTAAGCCATGCCAGAAACCATGGAACCAGCCCTTAAATGTTTCTAGGGTTGTCTTAAAGTTACTGAAGTCAATCTTAGATTTACCCATTTCTTTACGAATGGTATTAAAGGCTTCGCCGATAACGCCTGCCCCTAATCCTAGGCCACCAAAGATAGATTTAACAGCACCTAGCTCGCCAACCCACTTACGGAATCCGTCAATAGATTTAACGATACCAGGAACAATACCTTCGGAGAAGTTCGCAGTAAGCGCTTTACCGGCGTCACTAAAGACTTTGCCAGCACCACCGAAGTTAATCTTACCAAAGCTAATCTTCGAGATCTTAGAATTAAACCATTCAAATGCCTTACCGACACTGTCTACGACTGGTTTAAGGAAAGACAATGAGAATTTAACTTTGTCTAATTTATCAGCGTACTCTCCAAGAGTAGGCCAGTGTTTACGAACAATATCACCAAAGGCCTTAAGAGAAAATGTAGAGTTTTCTAACCATTTTGAAAGTCCTTGGGTGCCGTTCTTGATTGCGCCAAAAGGATTAGACGCAAAGGCCGCAAAACCTTTCTTAAGTCCCGACATATCAGGCATAGAGAACTTAAAGTTCTTAAACATGTCACGAATGCCAGGCGGAATCAAGTATTCCCACTTAACAGCTTCACGGAACTGCTTCCAGGTTGTAATCTGGCGATTAAGAACTTGATCCATAGCCCCGTTAAGGCTATTCCAGAACGTTCTATGACTTGTAATAGTCCGTCGGTAGTTGTTACGTAGACTGTTATAGAAACCTGAAAGGTGTGTTCTTAGTTTGTGACCAAACTGACCAGCCCAAGAATCCATACGACCAGTTGCGTCATTGAAATGCGAGAATCCTACAATGAACTTACCTAGAGCTTTACCGAAGATAGGGAATCGCTGTACAGCATTACCTACCCAGAATGACCACTCATTGAATTTCTTACCGTTATCGCCAAGTGCATGACCCAAAGTCTTAAACGGATTAGCAATCTTAGAGAAGAATCCGTGTAATTCTTGCTTAAGGTGTCCAATAGCCGGTGTAAGAACCTTGATTACTTCCCAGAATTTCTTAAGCCAATCCATGACTTTTGCAACGCCACCAGGAAGTTTATCAAATGCTGCAGACCATTTCTCAGAGAAGTTGGCTAAGCCGTTATGTACTGCATCCCAGAACTTATTAATAGCATTTCCTACGAAACTAAATACTTTACCGATCTTGCTGAAGTTTATTAGTTTACTAATAAATACTTCAAACGCACGGATAGTCGTCCATAGAGCTTTCGCTATCATACCAACGATCAGAATAAAGTCCTTGATCATATGGTTTGGAATAAGCGTCGCGATGAGTTTCATCTTAGCGCCTACTTCAGCACCAATCCATTTAAGACCTTGGAAGACTGCAATAAAGATGTGTTGGAAAGCGTGAAGCTCAGCAGTACCTAGTTTCAATTTTTCAGAAAGTTTTCCAATAATATCGACTAGCTTTTGCCCAACTACAGTACTTACGTTTCCACCAAATACATGAGTGAAAGCGCCACCGATAGATTTAAATACGCCACCGATAGATCCGAATACCGAATCCATAAGGCCCATTATTTTGTCTCGTCCGCCTAAGGATACAAATGCTTTCGCAAACTCATTAGCCTTTTCAGAAGTCGCGCTCAAAGCATTGGCCGCAGCATTACCCCATTTAGTCCAGAACGCAGTAAGCTCATCACTACCTGCTTGACCAAATAAGGTTTCCCATACACGAGCCCAGCCAGATGTTACTTGGTCCGCAACAGCCTCTGCCGCTTCGCCAAAGGTGTGGAAGTCAGAAGCCATCTTCTTCAAAGTTTCATCATTAGCAAGCTGTTCAAGGGATTTAATTAAGACCTCATTAGTCAGCCAGCCGTCTTTAAGAGACCCCCGGAATCCTTCAGATAAGTCAACGTTTTGCCCTAAAGCCTTAGCGGTTTCAACCAAGATATCTTTAAACCGTTTAGTTGCCATACCGGCGTTTTCAACAGACATCCAGTTCTGAGTATTCATCATACCCATTTGTAATGCTTGTTGTACCCCGAATTGGAGTGAACGGTTAAATCCATCCGTACTTGCACCAGCAGAAGCGGCCAGATTACCCCAACCTTTCAACGCGGTAGTAGCATCATCTAGACCCACCCCGGCATTTACGAACTGCGCAAGTGAGTTATGCATTTGCTTAACTGAGTATTTGGTTGTTTCTGCATACTTTTGCAACTCATCAAGGGATCCAGTAATGTGACCCATCTCAGATTTACCCAATGCAGCAACCAACATGTTTACTGAGTTAACCTTGTCCTCAAACTGACCAAACCCCGCTTTAAGCGGAGCGATTGTGTGAAGTATCTTACCCGCAAAGTTCTTTGCCATAGACAAGCCAGCCATTGTAGCATTAGCCGCGATATTACCCAAGGCAATAGATGCTACCGATTGTAGCATGCTAAATTTACCACTGGTCTGTTGAACTGAGGTATCAATGGATTGAATAGCCTCAGATGCTTGCTTACCACCTAACGTTATAGGAGAAACAAAGTTTAAGACACCAGACGCAAATTTACTAAAGGTTCCTGTCGCACTACCAACAGCAGATCCGATTTTATTAAAGGCGCCCATATACATATCCCCTAGTTTAGGGGCGGAGCCCATTAATTCGGTAAGGGAGCGACCTAGAGATTTAGTGGCTTTCTCGGTATTTGCAAAGCTAGATTTACCATCAACTTTTGCAAGGGATTTATCTAAGTCTTCAAGAGACGATAAGGACTCTTTAAGACCTGTCTTGAACTGTTCATTATCAATACCGAGCTTAATAAGACGTTCTTCAATTATTTGTCTACTCAATTACTTTTTCCACCTCCCTCAATATCTCATCTGCAATAGAATCTACAATAGGAGTAACAAAGTTATTAGCAGGAACATATCCACCAGTACCAGTACCGTGGCCGTTAACAATAAGTACAACAAGAGGGGTACCATCTTTGATCTTCTTAGAGTTGGAATAGTATAAACTTAAACCATTTTGAGATTTTTCAACCTCCATACCCCAAGATGAAGCGGTTGACCCTGATCGTTTAGGAGTAGCAGAAATCAGCCGGCTCAATCCACTCCGTCCACGAGATTGTAAAGCATGTCGAACTGAATCCATGTTTTCGGCTTTCTTAGCCATTGTAGACAACCCGGTTTTCTTCTTAATTGTCTGCACCTTTATTCTCATTTCGTTCACGCTCCTCTCGCATCTTACGAATTTTCTCTTGCCGTTCATTGTTAATACGATCATAGTCATCCAATATTTGACTCGTAGACTTCTTCTTCTTAGGTGCATTGAATTCACCGATGACACCTAAAAGAGTTAAGAGTCTATGAATGTTCCAAGTATCGCATTCGAATGGAACCCTCGCATTGGCCATATAAGCATATATAACCTCTGACGTCATAACCATTCCATTGTTACTTGGTTTCTCCACTGGATTGATAACTGTAGCTGTTGGCTTATCCTCCAGATACATTGAAACCTGTTCAATTACATCTGGTGTTAAATCCGAGTAGCTTATATCCTCTTGACACATTAATAAGAAATAGTCAAAGAGCTCAGCAGTGGTCTTTTCCTCTCGAGTTAAAAAAGGCTTGCGATATAATGTCTCCCACTCCGCAACAGTTTTTAAACTATGCTCGAAATGTAAACGGCGACCTGGTATAGTTATGAATTGATACGTTTCCTCATTATAATATTCCCGATCGGGTGTATCAATAACTAACATATATACCTCGCTATCAAATAAAAATAAAAGAGGGGTGTAATTTTACCCCTCAATTATCTTATTTCTTGAGTTTAGAAACTGATTCCGGAACAGTTCCTTTGTTTGGATCACCTACAAGGGCGCTAAAGAACTTAGAAGTTTCTTTACCATCTGCAGATACGGCATCTGTAATCATATCAATGAATAGTTCAGAGTATGCTTCAGAGTTAGCAAAGTCTTCTTGAAGTTTCTTGTCTTTACGGAAAGTACGACCATCTTCAGAACGTTCACCGTAAGCCATCTTAAGAATAGATTCAACGAAGTCGAAGATCTCATCAACGTCTTCACGGCTCATCATTTCTTTGATATAGTCGTCCCAATCCTTTTTAGCACGACCCATGATACGAATAATTTCGTCTTTACGTAAGTGGAACCAAAGTTCCTCTGTTACTGGTTCCCCAGTGAGTAAGTTGTTATAAGTTACTGTTTTAGAAATCATCTCTATACTCCTTTAATGTAGATTTATATTTCATTTTGAATTTTTTGACGCCAACACGAACCTTAGTTGCCCAACCCCTATCCCACGTCATTAAATTCTAATTACCCAGCGACAAGACCGAGAATGGTGAACACTTCTTCTGGTGTTGGAAGAGTTGGTTCAGAATCAGCAGAACCATAAATTTTCTTCTCAAGATCAGCAAGTTTGTCTTTGTCAACCAAAGTGCTGTTGATTTCAACGTGAGCAGTTGGTTTCATTCCTGGTACTGGTGTTGGTACTGTATCAAAGTCCCAAGAGAACTCAAGAGCATCGGGGCTTTCATTTACAGTTTGGTATTCTTTACTTGATACACCAGCAGATGCTGAGTAAACAAGGTGAAGAATGTAGCCATGGTCCAAACCTTCAGTATCGTTACCGATACCAGTACGGTATGAAAGACCGAAGTCAGAACGAGCTTGACCAGAAACAGTCACACCAGCGAGTTCTTTCTTACCACCAGCTCCGTTAGTAATAGGGCTACGTTTACCTTGACATTTATTCCATTCTTGTGGATAAGTGTAGGCTGAGATTTGACCTTTGAAGCGTTCGTCTGAGCGCAAGTTAAGGTATTTCTTGTTGTTAGCGTATTTAGCAGTAGATTCTGCACCTTCTGGTGATTCTGAGACTTTAGTCAAACCATCCCAAGCAACACCTTTTTCGTAGCTACCATCACTTTTCTTAAGGAAAAGAACACCGTTGTCAACACCGTATTCGTATAAACGTTTAGTATCCTGATCCCAAACCAATTTTGTCATTTAAAATTTCCTCCAAATATTAAGCTTCTGAGAATTCGCCAAATGCATTAATGCGTTCGCCGTTCTCAACATTACCACAAGCAACATAACGTCGCTTACCACTAGTTGCACCGATGTAAGACAACCAACGATATCCGTCAGCATCCATCCATTGATCATAAATGAATGTTTGTCCAGGTGTGTAAACTTCTACGATCTCAGCAGTAACATGTGGCTCAGTACGGACATTAAGTCCGGCTACCATTACTGTAAATTTCGCAGTTTCTTCGTTTACAACAACCTCGTCTGCAGGAGTCTCTGGTTGTGGTGCGATGACAGGGTCACCTTGAGGAAGACCAGTATATGGAGGATAGAACCATCCAACAATACCATCAAAGTTACGTTCATTGTATCGTGCAGGACCACCAACGTATAATGAATCAGCATTACCGTCAATGTTTTGCTCGATAGTTTTGATTGTGTAACCATCTGAGTCTTCAATAACAATACCTGTGTGACCATAAGGGTGACCATACAGATAAGTAGTATCCATAACAAAGATCGCACCAGCTCTAGGATTTACTCCCACAGCATCATATACAACTTCATACCCCAAACTTGCAGCGGAATCCAATAGGTCAATAGCATTACCCCATAGAATCTTACCGAAGTAAATTTGAGAAATACTATTTGGTAAGTCTACGCATTGAGTTCCATAAGAACCATCTGCATCAGTACCTACCCCTTGATCCGCTAAAGAACGGGCATAATTAACAACCTCTTCTACTGTAGCCAAATCGACATTCCTTTCTAAACATAAACCACAAATACTTTGTGATATAACCCATTAACCTTATACTCAGATCTAAAAGCAGAATACATAAACGTATTCGAGATCTTCATAAATATTTCATCAGACTCATTCTTAGACATATAAACCACCTTATACCCCATATTAGACATATACGGCTTGTTATTAGCCTTACGAACATCAAAGTCTTCCCTAGTAACAACGCAAGCTGGAAACTTAAGTGTAACATCATCGGGAGGAGTGAAATAAATATTCGGACATATCTCTCGCTTTAGAACTTCGAGAAATTCCTTTCTTGTCTTAAACCCCATAGTTCATTACCTCACATTTGAATTATACAATTATAATTAGTAATAGTAGATTAGTAGTATAAATTATTATAACTGCTCTTCCGTATGTTCGGCAACTGTAGTTGATAGAGTTTTAACAAGATCGGTATACTTCGTCCCATCCCAAACCTGAATAATCCCATCTTTTAGAACCAATGAATTCTTTTGAAGTTCACTAGTTTCTTCTGGCGGGGTCATCAACACACCTAAATGATCAAATGCGTCAATTTTTAATTCATTTTGAGATTTTCGAGAAGTTTCATTTACTCGCTGTTCTAACTCCGACTTAAGCTCTGACAATTCGAGATCTTCTACTGTTAACGCAACTCGAGGAGGGTAAGGTCTAATCGTCCCTACTTTATAAAACGAGCCCATATAAAGAATGTGGCTAATTCTATTCACTCGGTCAGATGCATCATTAGGCAAAGGAACATCGAACTTAAGTTTCGACTTAGTATTCTGGTTAACTGAGTCACTATCCTCAATCATAAATGATTTAGTAGATATTCTAGCAATTAACAAAGGGGATACCGTATAGGTATAACGATGATCCCCAATTTCAACTTCTTCTGTCTCTTTGGAACGGAAGATAAGTCTAATTCCAGCTTTTGTCATTTCGTTACCTTCCTAACTTTCAAAGACTATTCAGCTTTTTTAGGTTTCTTTTGTTTTGGAGCTGTTTCAACATCACCGAGTTTCTTTTCATCCTCAGTCATAACAACTCCGTTAACTGCAGCATCATAATCTACAGCCTTAGCACCTACACCCTTGAATTCAGTTGGGTCTGTTTGTACAGTCCAAGTTGGTTTAGTCTTAAGACCAGTAGAATCGAAGTTAGCAACAGCTTCGTCAGCAGCAGCTTTATCGCTTACAGTAACGACGATGAATGATTTAGGTGTACGGATAGCACCAGACATACGCGCATGCATCAAGTATTTATGTTGCATGAAGTCAATATCGAAGCTGTCAAATGTAGCGATTTCACCATTCTTAGACATACCGAATTGATAGTCTACAAGGTTACCAATGATGAATGTTCCTTGAGGAAGAGCACGGTATTCAACAACTTCATCACACATGAAGTATGCGGCAATGTTTGCGTTACCAGGTACTTGGTTGTTGTCCATAGATGGAGCATACAAGTAACGACCGTTCTTGTCTTTAAGAGTCTTCAATTTAGCCAAGTCGAATGGGTTGATGTAAAGACATGGTTTACCAGAACCTTGGTATGCAGGAAATGCTTTACCGATTACTTCGTCAACAGCGTTTTCAAATGTAGCCGCAGTTACTTTGATTACGAACAATGGATCATCTTTGATGATAGGGCGAATGTGTTTTTCGCTGATCTTTTCAGGGTTACGTTTACCGTCAGCAAGTGTCAATGGACGTCCGTCAGACAAGAAAGCCGCTTTAACGATTTCTTCTTTGAACTTAGCCATTTGAACTTGTTGGATAAAGTTAACAGCAGCGAATCCGCCATCTTGCAAGTCAATCAAATCATCATGATCGATTGTTTCACGACGGTGAACAGATCCTGGAGTAGTTTCACGGAAGTAAACTTCTTCGATAGAGTCAAGAGTTTGGTTACCTTTAATGTATCCACGAGCGCGAGCTTCGTCTTCTGTAAGGTTAGCAAACATGTTCTTAACGCGAGGAAGTGGAGACTTACCGAATTGTCCCATGATCTTGTCGATGTTAAGTGAGCCTGGGTTGTAGACATTGATTCCACCGTTAGTAGCAGGTTGTGGGAACAATGTTTCCATACCTACCAAACCGTGTTGAAGTGAGTCTTCACCTAGAACGTCGTTAGCACGAAGTACGCCTGCGAATGAAGTTGCGTTTCCTTGAATCGCGCTTTGTAGTAAAGTGTCCAATTCTGCTTCAGATACAGCAGCATTAGTAGTCCCTTGGAATTGATTGTGTTTCAAAACTTCTTCTCCTTCGAAAATAGAATGTGATACTGTATCACCAGCATCTGCACTAGATTCTACAGCGACTTCATTGTCTTCTGTAGCTCCGTCAACAGTTTCGGTTGCGACTTCTTCGTCCAAACCGTTAACTTCTAACTCATTTTGAGTTTTTTCAGTTTCTTCTGCTTCTTCAGCTTCTTCAGCTTGCAAAGCGGCATCAACGTCAGCTAGAACGCCACCGAGGAGAGTTTCAACCTCTTCATCAGTTAGACCTTCTAACAGTTCCTCATATGTACGAGACATGTGTCCCTCCTTTTTATCTTCTAACTCATCTTCAGTATCTGAATGAATGAGTTCCTGCGTGATACCAGTATGAATGGTAGCACGGTCGCTTTCGTACTCTTCAGTCCCGTATGCGCTATGGAGCATAACATGTTCGATCAGCGCACCAGGATTGGCACCTTTAAGAACCAGACTTACTTCATAGATTTCACCATGAATTACGTCGTTGCCGTTCTTTCGGATACCGCGAGCCCCAATAGACATAGCGTTTAAATCACCATGTTGTAGTAGGACTCTAGTGTCTTGAGCATGTTCGGTATCATTTAGATACCCATACCCATAAACACCCTGGTCACGATGCTGAAGTTTCATGTACCCCAACACGTTTGAGGGACTGGAGTAATCATGTTGCCAAACGATAGGAACTTGAGCGCCATCACTTTGTAGAAATGCATCATGACGAATCGTGACACCATCACTACAGCGAATGTCATTCTTAGTTACCCATCCAGCAAAATCAGCCTTCTTTTGCAACTAGAAAACCTCCATAAAAAATTTATACATCCAAGAGACGTCCATACTCATCTACCGGATTTCCGTCCGCATCGACATACCCACCTTGGCCATCGTTGTAGATTTCAGGATACCCCTGGGTTGTACCATTAGGATCACCAATACCCATTAGGTCCATACCAGTAGAGATATTCTTGTTAAAGAGCATATCTGCGATACGACTTGGGTGAGGTGCTCGACCTAGCATTGCACGGATTTCATTCGAAGTAAATATGGCATTCCGAGCAAAGAGATCTGCCGCAGTACCTAGTTGTTCAACTGGCAACATACGGAATGGGTCACGATAATACTGAATTACCTGACCTTGCGTTCTAGCAGTCTTGGTTAAGAACGTTCTATTAAGACCATCGACAATAGTCTGTAGAACAGGGTCTACGGCACGATGGTAATAAAGATTAAGCTCAGCTTGCCCCGCAGTACCATCAAGAATCTTAGAGGAGATACCAACTTGGTTATAGTAGTCTTGTTGTAACTTACGTAAGTCATCAACAAGGTTGTTCATAATGTTACCACCAGTGTGAATGAACTTTTCATTCGCATCCAAGGTAGCAATACCGAACTGACTATTAGCTAGCTCTTCTTCGAGTTTCTTCTTACGGTCTTGCGCTAAAGCCTGCCTATGTTCGCTCTTAGTAGCGTATGGCACTTGAATAAAACCATTCAAACGACCTGCCACAATCGCCTTGTCTTGAGAGTACATGAGATCCATCTTCTGCTCTATCAATCGTAGAGTAGCATTCTGGTCTTTAAGTAGCCCAATCAAAGGAGATTCTAAGATAACCACAGATTGCTTAGACAAAGTTAGGTCTTGTTCTAAACCATTTTGATCATTATAGACCCTAACCCGAACAGCTCGAGGATACCATTGCATTATCTTACCTACTCGCATAGATAGGACATCATAAGATCCTTCATCATTCGGTTTTGTAGTCGTATCAACGGGGACAATCGCTACAGTACCCTCTTCCAATAGTGACCAGGCCAAATCGTAAATAAATGCACGACCAGTTTGGTCAATATTAGCAGACAGTGTTAAGCAATCGATCAAACCTGACTCTACAGGGGTTTGATTACCGTCTTCTTCATTGATCTTTAAATGTTTAAAGTCGACCATTGCGACGTCAAGAGCGATCATAGAGATAATGCTATTCACCAAATCTTGACGTTTGAAATTGTAACCACGAAGCGCACTTGTCGATCGTCCCCAACCAGAGCCGGAAACTAATGACTCATCATAGTCGAGCCCGTTGCGGGTTGACATGAATGCGTTCCATGATCCTAAGGGGTTATTTACCATCCTACAAGAATGCCTCCTTATTACGTTTATAGGCAACCCAAGCATCCATCAAAGCGGCAACGTTATCGATCTTTTCATTGCTTCGCATTTTGGAAAGTTTGTAGTTACCGTTATTGTCTTGAATTACAACAGCATTACCCATTGCGTATTTCATAAGTTCCTCGAAGAAAATAAGATCGCGAGATGTCGCCATGTTCTTAATTTCACCTAGAGGAACAGACTCAGTTCTAACACCTTGTCGTACGACTTCGACACCAACGTCTCCGTTTTCCATAGTCCAACGATCAACAAACTCAGCAGCGTTATATGGGTCGTATCCAAATGAGATAACAGACCATTCCATCTCGTCGATGTAACGCTCAACATCGTCATATACTTGTTCCCAGTCAAGATAGTTACCAGGTAGTATAATCAATGTTCCTTCAGCTTGAAGCTGATCGTACTTTTGTTGTGCCGCGGAGTTAAGACGTAAGTATTTAACTTCCGAAACGTACGACCTTGTTTGCACACCGTATCTACCTCTACCAAGAGGCATGATCCAAGTGAACGCCCAGAAGTCATCACCTTGAGAAGCATCCATACCCATTGAAACTTCCATACGCCTGAAGTTCTGCCTTCGATGAAGTTCAGTTTCTTCGAAAGTGAAGAAGTAGGTCGTCCCTTCCACAGGTATACCAAACCGCTTAGCCAGGATATCATTCCTGTTTGCAGGAGAGTGTTCTGCACGTCTAACGTCACGTTGATAAGCTTCATAAGAAACTGTAATACCAATGTTAGGGCAAGCTTTCATCCACATGTCGGGATTCGCCACCTCTGCAAGATCGTCTAAGCGATAATACCAGATAGAAGTATGCGGGTCATAGTACTGACCACGAAGGATATCAAGAAGCTCTTTCTTAATAGCATCCCCTACCGAGTCACGAACTGTACCTTCAGAGGATACAGCTAAGATAATGTAGTCATCAATACCGTCTTTAGAAGCAGATTGCTCCAAGGCACCGATAATATCCTCTTTGATATCACCAGAAAGCCACTCATCGACACTAGCATACTTGGCACGAGATCCTTGAAGTTTGCTACGAGTCATAGGTTTGACCTGTAGTATAGAGTTTGTCAGTTTATTAACAATACCGTCTTTCGTAACAGCAAGTTGTGCTTGAGACTTTTGAGTACGAGCCTTATTAGAGCCTTTAGTAAGAACTCTGAACAAAGGGAACCCTTCAGTTGAGCTAGCCGCTTTAGTTATAGCTGTAGCAAATGGGTATAGTACCTCTTCTGCCTGAGCCATAGTTGGAGCAGTTGTTACTTGTTGTGTGGAGTTCGTGTCGATTACCAAACCATAGGCATGGTGTAATGTTGCATAAAGTGATTTGGCGTTACCACGAGCGACGATCAGGTATTGCTTGTTTCTAAGTCTGCGCTTATGTTTAACTATTTTGAATTTTCCAGTCTGCGGGTCATAAACCTTCTCTTCCTTGATCTCAAACCAAGCTAGTAGGTCTTCAGCCCAAAGGCGGAAAGTAGGCAATAGGGTTAACGGTCGGCCATCAACTAGGGTCATCTCATTCTCACAGAAGTCAATGAACCCTTGGATAGCGTCACTATCGTAATAATAATTTGGGTTGGCGATATCCGCATCGATTCGGTTCATCTGCATCGAGACCTCGCGACATACAGGAATCTCACCGCGTATTACAGCGTCTCTAAATCTACCGTACTCGACAGGAACCGCAGTGTTGCTAAATACCACTAGTTACTCCTTTTCCTTAAAGGTATTATTTACGTCTATTCTTAACGTCTTTGGCATGTGCCGCGGCCATATCTTTAGCATGTTTACGACGTGCTTCAAGAATTTGAGCGACTTTTGTAGAAGCTTTTGCATTACGCATATAAGCATCATGATATTTTTGTTCGGCTGGATCTAAAGTTTTACCATTTCGAACACCACTTTTGATCTTCTTGATGTTATCTTCCATATTCCGATCAACCGTTTGTTTATCACGTAAAGCATCTTTAACATGTTCGTCAATTGCTTTTTTATCAGCAGCATACGCAAGATCTTCGGTAAGAGCTTCCGAAGCCTCAGCAAGCGGATTCTTACGTTTTTTCCACTTCATACCTTTTTTACCATAGTGTTGAAGTATATCTTCATTTGACGGTACGTATACACCGTTAATAATTTCACCCATCTTATTTATCTCCATTCATTTGATCTTTGGCTTGAGCTAAACGCAAATCTTTTGTCTTCCGAATACTTTCAGGTATATAAACGTCAACACCGTGAATGTTAACAGATTGCGTGAAGTTCGTCATAGTAATAGGTACGTCTTTAAAGGCCTTAGCCCACTCTTGTCGTACTTTGAATTCTTCTATAGCTTTCTTGACAGCATCTTTATTGCTCTTATCGATCTTTCGAGTTGCAACAGATGACGGTACTTTGCTATAAACATCAATACCGGCAGAGATAGCCTTACCAATAAACTTAAGTCGAGCCTGTTGTTTCTTCTTAAGCGCTTCTGCTCGAGCTTTACCTGGAGCTTCTGCTAACTCTTTAAGTTTGCGTTCAGACTCAATTCTGGCAATTTTGGCTTTTAAAGCTTTAGTCGATACTTTATCTCTATGACGATAAAGATTAATGACTTCTAGCTCTCGTTGATACTCATCAACCGGCATACTCTTTTTACGCTTCGAAACCGCCTTAGCAACCGCCGTTTGTTTGCTAGATTTACGACGTCTACCGCTTATACTACCGCGAACGGAACCAAAGATATGATGATACCACTTCTGTCCCTTTCGACCATAATGAAGCAGTATGTCATCGGATGTCTTTGTTGACATATTCTACCTCCCAACGAGCTCGAGTAAGATTTTCATCACGAGCTTCTTTTAGTGCCGTAAGGACCGATGCTTGTGGAGGGTCATAAGAAATCATGACACTTATACCGACAAACGTCTTAGCAAAAGACATATTATCAAGCCGTCGTTTTATACCTTCATCCAGATCATCGATATGTCCATAGAAAAAGTCACTCCACGTAAGATCAGGATTTGTAACAACACTACAAGTATGTCCTATACCGTTTTGTACAAGAATACCTAAGGCAGTATCGATAGCCAATCCTATCTGAGTTTTAACAACTTTGTTGGACTCGGGATCGGAATCATGTAATACACCGACGAAGTTGAGAACGTCTTCATAGATTGTGTTCATTCATTTCATCCTTACCATAGTTTTGTATCACCCGGTTTACGCTCCACCCATTCTTGATACTCCTTCTGATCGTAGTGGATTCGTTTGTGGGTATAATCAGAGACCGTGATAAGTCCGTCAGGATCGAAACAATTCTCGGTCAGATTCTCAATGTCTTCTCTCGTTAAAGGATTCATATGGTGAACAGTGATCACACCGTCAACATAAAGTCCTCTTACCCCAAGGTCCTGTCCAAGATCTCGACGAATGATTTCATTTCGACAGTTAAGCCAGGCTCTTGATTTATAGAAAGGATTAGAGATGTCTCTCGGAGCCTCGTGTTGAATACCACGAAGTCTGAGATACTCCAATCGCTCTGTATAAGATTCGAGTTTAGACATTTCTTTGTAGGACAATCTATTGCTCATAGAAAGTCCCCTCAATAACATCAGATGGTTTACCAGCATAACCTTGGAACGCTTTGTGCGCTTCCTTGAAGTCAAGTTCAGCTTGTTGGTCACTACGAATCAAATCGATACGTGCTTGCAATAGCTCTGCTTGCAGTTCAAGTTGTTTGCGCTCAAGACGAGCTTTAGGGCTTGCTTGGTTTAACCAGTATACGATCTCCGAAGCCGAAGCAGTTCCTTCCTGAAGACGCTTTTCAGATAGCTCCATCGCAAGTGCCATCATTTGCATTTCACGCTGTTCAGGCGAACGTGCAGGTTTATAGGCCCGTTGAGGAGTATCATAATTAGCAACTTCATTTGTCATAACTATTCAGCCTCTTCCTTTTGTTTCTTAGGTTTAGTAGTATCTGGCTCGATGATGTATGGACGGTTCATCACATAACCTTCTTCAGTTTTAACCCATTCAGAGCCAACTTCAAGAACGATTAGGCGTTCGCCGTTATCTGCCAGTCGAACAACATTGTCTTCGGACTGTTGCGGTGTCTGTCGAATGTAAACTCCAGCAGGGGCCACAACTTTGTATGTAGTTTTACTAGTTGCCACTTGACTTTTTCCTTTCTTTGTTAGTGTTGACGAATCCTTTCTTGTGCTTTTGGACTCAAATAGACCGACTTTAAGTTAGTTTTACAAGCAACCAAAGTCCTGTCTAAGGTACCTATAGACTAAGACTATACGGAAAAGGAGTCAAACACGTATAGCCTCAGAAACCGATCTTAATATCGGCCTGTTAGAATCCAAAACCATTTTGAAAAAAATCGCAACGGGGGAATTTTTGATACCAGCGCCGATGCAAAGAAAGGGAGGGCTGTAATCAGACCCCCC